TGGAGCGGCTGCTGCGTTCGAGGAAGTAGGGAGGGATTTGGTTGAACAAAACAACATCGGAGATGAAGCTCGTTCCAATTGAGAGACTCGTTCCGTATGCCAACAACGCACGGACGCATTCGCCCGAGCAGATCAACAAGCTGCGCGGCAGTCTGCGGGAGTTCGGATTCGTCAGTCCCGTCATCATCGACAAGGACTACGGTATTCTCGCAGGACACGGGCGCGTTATGGCTGCACGGGCGGAGGGCATGGAGAATGTGCCGTGCGTATTCGTCGACCATCTGACCGAGGCGCAGAAGAAGGCATACATCCTCGCGGATAACCGTTTCGCACTCGATGCGGGCTGGGACGAGGAAATGCTGCGCGTTGAGATGGAAGCCCTGCAAGGCATGGACTTCGACATCTCACTCACGGGCTTCGACGAAACCGAGATTGCCGATCTGCTCTCTCCGGATGACGGTGAAGCGCAGGAAGACGACTTCGACGTGGATGCAGAACTCGCAAAGCCCTGTGTTGCTAAAACAGGGGATGTCTGGCATCTCGGCAAGCACCGTGTGATCTGTGGAGACTCTACACTGCCAGAGACATACGAGCGTCTGCTCGGCAGTGAGAAGGTCAACCTTGTCTGCACGGACCCGCCGTATTTTGTGGCTCTGGAAAGTTCCTCCGGGAAGATCAAGAACGATGATCTGAATGACAAGGACGCCTACGAGTTCCTCAAATCTGCCTTTACCGCCTTCCACTCGGCAATGGCGACAGACGCTTCCATCTATGTTTTCTACGCAACGGCAAAAGCCCGCATCTTTCATGACGCTTATGAAGATGCGGGCTTTAAAGTTGGCGCAGGACTGGTGTGGAAGAAAGACCGACTGGTTCTTACGCGCACGGACTGGAAGTACATCCACGAGCCAATTATCTGGAGATGGAGGAAGGACGGACGGCACAGATGGTACGGCGATCAGAAGCAGACCACTGTCTTTGCATTCGACCGCATCAAGGACTCGAAGAAGGACGGATGCGGACATCCGTCCTCGAAGCCCGTGCCGCTTATCGCATATCTCATCAAGCAGTGTACGCAGACGAACGGCATCGTTCTCGACGGCTTCCTTGGTTCTGCATCAACGCTCATCGCCTGTGAGCAGTTGAACCGTATCTGCTATGGCGTGGAGCTTGAGCCGAAGTTCGTGGATGTCGCTGTTGAGAGGTACATTCAGAGCAAAGGCGGGAATGCCGAAGATGTGTTTTTGGAACGTGACGGTGAGCGCATTCCGTATGCGGATGTGCCGAAGGAGGAATCGTGATGCGTGTGTTTTTGAATCCAGGTCATGCGCCGGACGGAAATCCCGACCCCGGCGCGTGCGGATACGGGCTGCGGGAATGTGACGTTGCAAAGAACGTCGCTGACCTTGTGGCGGGGTATCTCGCTACAGCGGGTGTCGAGGTGGTCGACTGTCTGCAATCCGACAGCCTACACGAAGTGGTCTCGGCTTCCAACTGCAGCGGTGCGGACGTATTCATCTCCGTCCACTGTAATGCTTGTAATGGAGTGGCGCAGGGGACTGAGACGTGGCACTTCTACGGAAGCGGCGCAGGGGAGACACTGGCAAACTGCATTCAGAACCAGATTGTCACATCACTCGGGACTACGGATCGCGGCACAAAGGGCGCAAAGCCCGGTGTCAACGGTCTGTATGTTCTGAGCAACACGGATGCAGTCGCTGTGCTTGTGGAGCTTGCGTTTATTGACCATGCGGGCGATGCGCAGCTTCTCAGTACGCGACAGGATGAATTTGCCCGCGCCATTGCGCGTGGGGTAACGGACTATGAAGGAGCGTGTTGAAGATGAAACTGGAACACATTCAAAATGAGCTGAAGAACCATGTGGGAGATTTCGTGCGGACGGAAGCGAAGGAAGCGACCGTCCTCTGGATGCACGAGAAGGGGCTTCCCGCAGCGCGTGAGGTGTCGGCGGCGTACACGGCGGCGCTGAAAGAGAGCGCGGAGAAGGAGACGGGATGGTGCAGATTCCGTGACCGCATCTTCCTACCGCTTGTCATCGACGGTGCGATCTGGATGACGGGCAAGATGCTTGAGCGCATGACCGCGCCCCATTCCATGAAATGATGACGCTCGGTAGTCTCTTTGACGGGAGCGGGGGTTTCACACTTGGTGCAATTCTTGCGGGGATAGAGCCGAAGTGGGCATCGGAGGTCGAGCCGTTCCCGATTCGTGTCATCACAAAGCGGCTTCCCTCCGTCAAACATCTCGGAGACATTCACAATATCCGAGGGGGCGAGATCGAGCCTGTGGGCATTATCACGTTTGGCTCGCCCTGTACGAATCTCAGTATCGCGGGACGGCGGGAGGGGCTGCATGGGCAGGAATCCGTACTGTTCTTCGAGGCAATTCGTATCGTGCGAGAAATGAGGTGTGCAACGAATGGAAGATACCCAAGATTCATCGTCTGGGAGAATGTCGCAGGAGCGTTCTCAAGTTCCGGGGGACGGGACTTCCAATCCGTCCTTACGGAGATCGTCCGCCTCAAAGAGCCGAAAGCTCCCGAGGTGCCTTTGCCTCAAAAAGGTGGATGGGTGTATGCCGACATTCTCATGGGAGACGGATGGAGCGTTGCTTACCGGCTCATGGACGCACAGGGCTGGGGAGTTCCACAGCGTCGGCGCAGAATCTC